AATCCCATGCAGTTTGACCAGGTGTCCAGATTGCAGCAGTGCTTGAAACTGTTGCAGTGTCTGTTCCTGGTACAAGTGCGTCACCAATGTTGGCTAGTACCTCTTTGACAATGGTTCTGAGGTCTAGTGAGGCTGGTGAGTAGTTTATTGTTTGCACCAGTGCGTAGTCCTGCAGCAGTGCCTCATCTGAGGCGAGCTGGAAGGTCATTGTGCCCTCGTTGAGATCTAGTTCCCGTGAGCGCACAGTGAGGTCAAAGCCTCTGCGATGGTTGTTGTTTATTCCATCTGGATAACTGCGGTAATACTTCTCAGATATGGCGCTAAACAGCAGGCCTGCCCATGCTGTGGTCATCCCTGCGATGGTTCCCCCACCAAAGATGCTGGAGAGGGTATCTAGCTTGTTGCTTCCTGGCTGATTGAAAGGGGCAAAGTACCAGGCAGAGAGTTCACCAACAGTTTTGCTTGTCCATGCAGCGGTGAGGTGGGCAATGGTGAACCCTGTGTGTGCTGCAGTAAGGCTTGAGAGCTTGTCGGAGACTCCATATTCCTGAGTTGCAAAGACTTTGAGGCGTGCTCCAGTGCGTGGATCTAACTCATCGAGTAAATCCATGTCGAGAACTGTGGTGAGCGAGCCTTGAACGTAGGGTGCCCATGTCTCATCCATGGTGATGTCTGCAGTTTTGACACCAATCTTTTGGGTACCAACCCATGCTTCAATCTCATGCAGGCTTACGGTCATCCCAGCACCTCTTGAAAATCAACAGAGATGTGCCAGCTAGTGAAGTCGTCTGAGTCCAGCACTGCTGAAATGGTGCCAGTGGCTACAAAGCGGAATCCATCAAGCCATGTCTCATCATCTGAGTCAACAAGGAATACCAGGGGGAGTGCAAAGAGTTCACGTGCAGTCTCTGCAGCGGTTTTGGTTGTGTAGAACAGCTCAAGGGTGCCTGTGCGCTTTCCTGCAGGCTTGAGCGTAATGTCTGGGTCGCTACGGCCAATGATCGTGTGGACGACGTTGCGAGCTTCTTGGCTTGACGACCAGGACTTCACAAGTGCTGGAGTAGTGGTGTGGATACCTGAGGCGATGGTGGTGGTCATCCGTCTACCGACTTTCCGTACTTGTTAACAAAATCAACCTTGATAATGGCTGTACGTGCCTTGATGAGATTGTCGAGGTCACGCTGCGCTTCAAGAGCGTCTAGATCAGCTTTCACCTTTGCCTGAACAGGGTTCTCAAATGCCTTCTCAAGTTCCTTCTTGGCAGAGCCTGAGGAATCCTTTGCAGCCTCTGTGAGATAGCCACGCATCTTGGACTTGTTCTCTTCTGAGGTGTTCTTGTAACCATCCAGCCACTTTGCTGCAGCTTCCACACCCATGTCATTGAGAGCAGCCTTCTGCTCTGTAGTAAGGCCAGAGGTTGCAAGGTTTGCCTGGTAGTCCTGCAGAGACTTTGCACGCGCATCCATAGAAGCTACGTAGGCATCTACGTTGAGCACTCCTGTTTCTTTGTCAACAAAGTCTTCAACTGCAAAGACTGCATCGTCATAGGCAGAGTTGATGTTGTCTATTGCATCTGCCTTGGCGAGCATCTCTGCTCCACCTGTGGCAAGCCAATCTTGTTCCTGTTGTTGTGCTGCGTCTGTCTCAGCTTGTACCTGCTTGAGCTTCTCTAGCTGGTCGCCCATACCATCTAGGCGCTTCTCTTGAGCACCAGACCATTCACCCTCACCACGCATCTGTGCAGCGTGTGCCTCTTGGCCCTGCTTTGTGAGGATCTCTAAGGTCTTGATTTGAGTATCTAGCTCATCAGTTCCACCTGCGTAGGCAGTAGCAAGAGATCCAAAGTCGAGGCCGAGCTCCTCTGCTTCTTTACGAATATCTTTCAGTGGCTTCTTGACACCTTGTGCCTCAACCGCCATATTCTTGAGGTTTTCAGCCACTACCTCAATGGGCATACCGTTGTCGGCAGCTTCAATAAGTGCTGTCCCCAGTTCAGAGATACGCTCTTTAGATTTCTGTGCCTCTTCTTGAGTTGCTTGGAAAGCTGCAACAGCAATACCAATTCCACCTGCAAGTGCGAGGCCTGCAGCACCGCCTGCAGCACCAAATCCAATAAAGGCATTAGCTGCAACTTCTTGGAAGGCGTCAATAATGCTGGCTGCTGAACCATCGAACGAGGCTGCAGCTTCTTTAGCGGTTGAAACTGATTCTTGTTTGAGGTCTTTTACCCCCTCAGATGCACCGTCTGTACTGTCCTTTACCTTCTTGAATGAGTCAGAGCCCTGCTTGCCAATCTGCCTAATCTTGTCTTGCAGTTGGTCATATTCTTCACCTAGGTTCTCAGTTTTTTTCTGAGCATCCTTCATCGAGTCTTCGAGCTTTGCTCCAGACTTATCTCCAGCTTTACCAAGCTCTTCGATGGACTCAACAGCACCATCAAGTGGCTCAATTACGCCATCTTGAATTCCTTTTTGGAAAGCCTGGGTATTTGAGGCAACAGCAACGCTAATTTCTTTAGCCATGTTTACCTACTTTCAAATGCTTCATGAAGACCACGCATAATGGTTTGCACCCAGAGCGATGCAATTTTGGGGATGGTGTCTGCAATAGCTGGATAGACCACATAACCCTTTTTGTTACGTGGGCGGAGCTGACCTACTGTGTTGCGGTTGCGAACAGTGAATTTCTTGCCTTTTACTGATGTGGACCCATAAGTACGCCCTTGTCCTGGTTGGAATCGGTCTGCACCAAACTCAACGGCGTAGCCTGTCTCCTTAGGCATAAGACCACCTGAAAGACGCTTGCCTACACCAGCAGACTTGAGGGTTACGTTCTGGTTAGACACTGCTACTCGTGCTGTATCTGCCAAGACTCGCTGCTCAAGTCGAGTCTGTGCGTTTTCTCGAACAGCTTTAGTCCATTCAGGACCTACAACTGCTTTTGTTTGCTGACGTAGCTGCTTAGCTAATTCCTTGTCCAGTGATCGCATTGCCAGGAGAACAGCTTGCAACTCTTTCGAGGCAAAAACGCTGATTCTCATTAGCTTTCCGATCTAGGTGGACGCTAGTCGCCCTAGTGGTAGGCGTTCGACGACCTCTCACAACCCCTTAGGTGAGTAGGGCGACTAGCAGGCTTTGTTATGGGGTAACGATGGTGACTGGGCCAGAAATTGGCATGGTCACCGTGGTGACGGCTACAGAGTCAACTGCGCCACCGATGCTTCCTGGCTGGATGAGGCAGGTAGCTGCGAAAGTGTCGCCTACGCCGTCAACAGGCTGGAAGTGTACGAGCACGCTTTCGCCCTGGTGGTTGAACAGGTAGCGAGAAAGCGAGTTTGGAGTTGACCAGTCCTGAGCAAATGAAATGTTGGCAGTCCATTTGGTCTTTCCAGGAATAACCACATGGTTATCTCCCAGACCGTCAAAGTTCTGGCTAACTGGTGCAGGTACCAGCTCAACAGTTGAGGTTGCTTTCTGGTAGTCATCAGTACCCACTGTGAAGAGGGAATTCTTGAGGACAATGGGTTCAACGGCAATGGTGGCCATTAGGGTGTCTCCTTCTTGGTAGAAATCATGTTCATGGTGATGTCATAGGCGAGGCGGTTCTCATCAATGACCTTGGTCGCGGTTTTCCACTCATAACCAAGCTCATCGAGTGCGTGGATGAGGTCATCCACTTGGTCATCGAGCTTGTCCTCGGCTGCTTGAGTGATTGCGTTTGGTGCCGAGATAGTGACGACAAAGCCGATAACGTGCTTGCCGAGTGGGGCTGCAGGTAGGCGCTCGATGCTCAACTGCTTGAGCTTGACGATGGTTTTGCCCACCTCGTCCATGGTTCCCATGCCGTCTTTGATAGCCCAGTTACGGGGAATCAGTGGCTTGAGTGCCAGAGCTAGTGATTTCCGGGGAAGCATTAGCCCACCACCGGGATGCCACGCAATGGGCGTAGCTGTTGTTTGACCATCCAGTCCAGAGGGAATGAACGGATCATGAAAGTATCTTCACCATCGCCACCGGATGCAGCATCAACTCGAGAAGAGTTGAGGATGTTGCGTGCCTGCATAAGCTGGCCCTTGACGTAGTGGTGGGGGATGAGTGCACCAGTTGCAAGAACTGGAGCGAACTCGATGACCTGGTGCTTGGCAATCTCGAGGAGTTCCCAGAGCACATGATCGGGGACGACCTCAGCATCTGGCCACTGGCTGCGTGCATCATCAAGAGTTGCCCAACCGTTATCGCCTTGTACGACGATGTATTGGTTTTTGAGTCGTTCGCGAACGCCTGTGACAGTGTGGAGCAGGGTTACGCGCAATGTGTATAGGCCGGGCTCTTCGAGTAATGATTCAGTTGGCCACTCAAGAGTCAGGATGTCGTCGCCAATATTTGCAATGAATCCTGCTGACTCTATTTCGAGGCCGTCAGCGCCATAGAGCTTGACTTCAACAGCATCAAACTGTGTGAGATCAATGGGGTCGAATCCACGAACAGGCTCAACCACGATGTCATCTGCAGGAGTGTCTCCTACGTAATACGCCATGATTGAGCCTGTTCTGTGATGTGGATTAGATGGATGGGGCTTAGATTGCTGCGTCGCCGATGAGGACGAGTCCCTCGGGTGCCTCAGCCATGAACTGGGTGTAACCCAGAACAGCCTTGTCAATACCACCGTGAGCGATGTCGAGTGCATCGAGTGTCATAGGTGCAGCACCTGGGAGCTCGTTTACGTGTGCAGCTTCCTTGGAAATACCAAGTACCTGACCGTCCTCGAGGGTTCCAGACTTGTCCTTGAGTACGAGAACGCTTCCATCAGCTACACCGTCGGTACGGTTCAAGCTGAAAGTTACGTACTCAGGGATCAGGTCCTTGGGGGTGTAGCGCAGTGCCTTCCAAACGTCTGCTGCAACAACTACCGAGGTAGGTTCTGCATCAGTCTCGTCAACCAGGTCAATGGCCTGGAGTACCTTGCCGAAAGCTACGTCATAGCCAACGGGGAAGGTCTCTGCATCAACCTGTGCACCTGCAGCAGTTGCAAGCTGAGAAAGGGTCCAGTAGTCAGTTACTCGAGAGTAAGAGTTGACAAGAAGGCGGAAGTAAGCCTCGATAACTGCACGTCCTGCAGGAATGTCGTAGAACTCGCGAGCGATGTCGTTAGCAACACCCCAACGCTGGAAGACCGAGGTCACTGCGCTGGTGGTTCCGGTCATAGTTGGCATCTCAGCCTTGTTGCCAGCCCATGCCTGGACTGCCTCGGAGCCAGTTGCTACGCGGAAACCTTTCTCGTCAATGGCGGTGATGTTGCCCTGGCGAATCAGGTTCATATAGCGACGCTGGTAAGCCTTCTCAGAGAAGACCTCACCCAACCAAGAAGGCTGGATTGCTGAGCCACCAACTGGGAGCTGACCGCTTCCAGAGGTCTTGATGTCGGAAAGTGCTGCAAGCAAGCTTCCAGCAGAGTCTTCACCCTTCATCAGGCGTGCAACGGAGTCAAAGACCTCTGATGCGGACATGTCTTTCTTGGTGGATGCAGCGAGGAGCTGCGTTGGTACTGCTGCCGGGGTGGTCATTGTGTTCTCCTGAGTGGTTTGGTCGGCGGTCGGTTCAGTGATTGTGGTGGTTGTGGTGATGGTCTTAGTGATGCGCTTAGTGCCATCTCCAAGGTCTTCGACCTCTTCAACCACGGTCTCCTCGGTTGCCATGTCAGCACCCGTGGACGAGGTTTCAGTGAACGAAGAAGTGCTCTCGGACTGAGCTGGGAGCTCCTGTCCATCAACAACAACGGTCTCGACCGGTGCGTTGGGATCTACGGGGGTATCAACAGCAGCTGCAAGTAGTGCTGCACCAGGGAAAGCGCCACGCTCAACAAAAGCAGCGCCGGTCAGCAGGCCAGAGATTGCCTTACCTCCACGGATCAGAACGTCCTTGACCTCTGCTGAAAGTGCCATAGGCTTTCCGATTTCGCGCTTGGCCTGAATTTCTGCAAGGAGAGCGTCACCCTGAGGGGTTTGTGCAATGTGGAATCGTGCAGTGATGCCTTCTGAGGTTTCCTCTGCTGCGAGGAAACGTCCTCGAGGGTCCATCTGTGAGTGTCCTTCATTGACAAACAAGTGGGATACATCTGTGGGAACTTCGACTACGCCGGGTTCGACAGTGAACTTGCCGAGGTTGGTAGAGCCTTCAACGTTGAAAGGCAGAAGCATCCCGGCAACTACGCGGTCTTCGTTGGTTGCGATGAGGTCGCCACCGATGATGTGTGCTGTTTCAGTCATTGTTAGTCCTGAGTGTTGGGCCCGGTGGGGGCTGGGTTAGGTGTGAGGTAGTTTGCAAAGTCAAAGCGAACGCGCTGGCCACGAGGCACCACGCTGTCGAGGCTGAGTGCTTCCTCGATGGGTGATGCCCAATAAGAGATTGTGTAGTCAAAGAGCTCGTTACGACGTCCTTCCTGGGTGGAGTACGTCAGTGATGCTGACGCGGTGGAACCATCTAGCAGAGATGCTGGGATGTTCAGGAAGTTTGCGAAGTCCAGGCGCAGAGCGTTCCGGCCTGATTCATAAAGGTCTGTTGATTCTGCAGCGTGAGACTCGATGCGCATGGATGCTGGCATGAACATGACAGCAGAGTCTGGGTTGCGTCGTGCTTGGGCTACTGATTGGACATAAGTCTTGGCTTCATCGCTGGTCATGCCGTGGTCTTCAACCTCTTGCAGCACCATGGCTGGGAAGGGGTTGCGAACTCGAGCAGTCCATGCGTTCTCAGTGGAGAAGGCTGCAACAATGGTGTTAGCAGCCATGGCCAAAAGTCCGGGTCCTGGACCGGGGATGTAAATCACTTCGTCGGCTGAAACAACGTTGCCGTACACTTCGATGAAGCCATCAGCGTTGACTGACCAGTCGTCATAGGGGATTGGTGTTGCGTCTATGGGCTGGCCTTCGTTGCCACGCTTGACTGCAAGAAGTGAGGCCTCATTGAAGATGAGGTCATCGAGAATCATCTTGGTGCGCATTGCTGGTGAGATGCCAGAGTCTGAGCGATACAACCAAGTTGGCTGAGTTACAAGTTCTACGTCGCCACGGTATGCACGCAGTGGCACATTGCCAATGATCGCGTGAAGAATTGCTCGGCCTTTGGCAATTGCTGGAATCATCATGGCCTGTGCTCGTGTTACTGGTGTAACAGCACCAAGGCCATAGATCTCTTCTGCGATGAGAGCTGGAAGCAGGTTGCTCGAGTCAGACCAGGGTGATGCAATCTGGAGAGCTGATGAAGTGTAAGTAGGGTCAACCAATGGAGTATTGGTGATGCGCAGTGCGTTGAGTAAACCCATAAGTGCAATGTTCCGGATAAGTCCGACAAAGCTCTCTGGGTCGGCGTGTCTCAGTTAGTGAGCTTGTTGCGTTTGAGGTACAAACGCAGGCCACCTTCTGCATCTGATGGGCTCACATCATGAGTGTTTACTTGGTGCATTGCGCCTGAGTTATATGCTGCGATACGGTCCCATGCGAACGCGCTCCACACGTTGGGGCACTCGGTGCATGTCACGATCACATAGTTGTCAGAAGGGTCATATTTAATCATTCTGCAATCACGGGTCCTCTGCTTGATGGTGATTTGGCGAAGTGCTGGTCCCAGTTGCGGAGTGCTCTGGTTGCTGCGTCGAGGCAGGTGATGTCGTCGCTTGGTTGGCCTACTGTCCAAAGCCAGATGCCCTGGTCTCCTCGGACTTCTCGCTTGGCAGCTCGCATGACTGCATCGTTGAGGCCTACTTGGTCAAAGTGTGTAAGGTGGCCACGCTCGAGGTCACGCATGAGTTGGACGCATCCTGCAGCGTTCTCGCGGTAGGTCTGGATTCTGAACCTAGGACGCGGTGAGAGCATGAGTGCTTCTGTTGCGGTTGCCTTGCCTTCTGCAATGTCGTCGTATGCGATGGAAGAACCTCTGTATTTGCTGGTCAGTTCCTGTGCTCGCTTAGGAATCCATGAGGTGCCTTGGCGATGTTCGACAACTTCGATGTACGCCTTACCCTTAGAGTTTCGCCATGCTGCAACGATGGAGGCAACAGCACCACCGGGCTTGATTGCCATTCCAAATGCGACACGTGGAGGGATTGCAACCTTGCGCTGTTGTGCTGCGTCTTCCCATTGATCAGCAGGGATAGCGACAACACCATAAGTCTCAGGCCAGATGCTCAAATACTCTCGAGCCCATTGAGGTTTAGGAA